ACATCCCGCTCATGCGCGGAGCGGGATTCAGAATTGTTGATCAGCCGCAGCTTTATTATTTAAAATCGCAAGGATTTAGACACATTGAGAAGTCGGTCAAGGATGGCCGGCTTTATTATTTGCATTCGAGAGCTTATGAATATTGCGTCTCGAATGTGGCAGCAGTTGAGAAAACAGATGATGCGGTACAGTACGAAAAGACGGAAGCGAAGAGCAGGATTGATCTCTTCGATGCTTCCGTTTTTGCGTGTGTAAGATCCATTGAAGCCGGACTCAAAAAGAAAAAGGCTTCTCAATGGTGGGGTGAAGAATGAAAAAGAAAAGAACAAACGTCAAACAGACAAGAAGCGTGAAGAAGCCGAGTCAGATCGCTTTTATCGCGACAGATGCGGACTCGATTCTCTGTCCGGGGTATATCTCTCTGGCGGACAATCCGGAGATCATGACGGCATGTCATAAGATCGCGGAGCTGATCGGATCGATCACGATTCATCTCATGGCAAACACAGACAAAGGTGATCAGCGGATTCAGAACGAGCTTTCACGAAAGATTGACATCGAGCCGGAAAAGCACATGACGCGCTCGACGTGGATGCAGTCGATCGTGATGAATCTTTTGCTTTACGGCAAAGGCAATTCAATCGTTGTTCCGCACACATACAAAGGCATCTTGCAGAATCTCGAACCGATCAGCGCGAATCGCGTGTCCTTCAATCCGATCGGATTCAGAGACTATAAAATCTGCATTGACGGCAAAGAGAAAGATCCAGAGAGCGTTTTGCATTTTGTCTTCAATCCTGATCGTACATATCTCTGGAAGGGAAAGGGAATGACGGTCAATTTGAAGACCGTTGCGGACAACTTAAAGCAAGCAGCCGCAACAGAGAAAGGATTCATGGAGTCAAAATGGAAGCCTTCAATCATCGTGAAGGTCGATGCTCTGACAGATGAGTTTTCATCTCCGACGGGACGCAAAAAGCTCTTGGAGTCCTATGTTGATTCATCGGAAGTCGGTGAGCCGTGGCTCATTCCTGCGGAACAATTCTCCGTGGAGCAGGTAAAGCCGCTTTCACTTGCTGATCTTGCAATCGCTGACACGGTTGAACTCGACAAGAGAACAGTCGCGGCAATCCTTGGAGTCCCGCCGTTCCTTCTGGGAGTCGGTGAGTACAAAAAAGACGCATGGAACTCGTTCATCAATAACACGGTGAAGCCGCTTGCGATAGCGATTCAGCAGGAGATGACAAAGAAGCTCATCATCTCCGAAAAAATGTATTTGCGCTTCAACGTCTTGTCTCTCATGGATTGGGACATTCAGACGATTTATTCCGTTTTCGGTGGTCTTCATGATAAAGGAATCGTGACCGGAAACGAAGTCAGAGATCGTCTCGGCATGAGTCATCTTGAGGGATTGGACGATTTAGTGATTTTAGAAAACTACATTCCGACCGACAAAGTCGGACAGCAGAAAAAGCTGATCGAGGAAGGAGAATAGAAAATGAATAGAGAATTGAGAATGACTCGATCGATGGAGTCAAAATTCGAAACGCGGGAAGACGGTGAGAAACTTTCGATTGAAGGTTATTTTGCCGTTTTTGACAGCGTCTATGAGATTGCACCGGGAATGAGTGAATCAATCGCTCCCGGTGCTTTCGACAACACGCTGTCAAAGGATATAAGAGCACTAATCAATCACGACACAACTCTTGTGATCGGACGAACGAAGGCGGGGACATTACAGCTCCGAGTAGACGCTCACGGTTTATGGGGACACATCGATATCAATCCGAACGATGGCGATGCTATGAACTTATACAACCGCGTGAAACGTGGAGATGTAGATCAATGTTCAATCGGCTTCAATATCGTCAGCGAAGAAACCGACTTCCGAGCAGACGGCACCGTTCATTGGACAATCACCGAGATTGAATTGTTCGAGGTATCCGCTTGCACTTTCCCGGCATACGAAGAAACAAACATCAACGCGAGATCCGCGCAGCGGTCGGAGCTTTTGAAGCGAAGATCCGAAGCATGGAAAGAGCGTCAGATGGCGAAGCTGAAAGGAGAAAAAGATGCTTAAAGTTTTACTTCTTCGCAAGAAGATCGACGCGGCAAAGAAGCAGCTCGAAGCACTCCGCGCAAAAGATGCTGAATTCGAGAAGAGAGAAGCAGAGATCGCGCAGAGCATCGAGGAAGCCGCAGCTCTGGAAACAGAAGACGCGGAAGAAGCGCAGAAGGCAGTAGAAGAAGAGACAGACAAATTCGAAGCCGAAAAGAATGCGCATGAAGACGCAAAAGCAAAACTTGAGAAAGATCTTTCCGAGATGGAAGAAGAGCTTTCGAAAGAAGAAGCGGCACAGAATACGGCAACGGAGCCGGCAGCAGAGCCGCAGGAAGAAAGAAAGAACGAAGGGAGAATCAACAAGATGACAACCAGAAACAAATTGTTTGACCGCATGTCTCTCCAGGAGAGAACTGCAATGTTCGAGCGCGATGACGTTCGTGAATTCATGGGACATTTCCGCGGCTATCTTGCAAAAGAGAAGAGAGCCATCACCGGCGGAAGCCTTACGATTCCGGAAGTGTTCATCGGTCTCTTGAAAGAGAACGTGGAGAACTACTCCAAACTGTATAGACACGCAAACGTGCAGTCTATCTCCGGCAAGGGCCGCGAAGTGATCCAGGGTACAGTTGCAGAAGCAATCTGGACCGAGTGCTGCGCAGTACTTAACGAGATGAGCCTTGCATTCAACGATGCAGAAGTTGATTGCTTCAAAGTAGGTGCATATTTCAAGGTTTGCAACGCTCTCCTTGAAGATTCCGACATCGATCTTGCAAGTGTCCTTCTTGATGCAATGGGGCAGGGAATCGGGCTTGCACTCGACAAGGCGATGTTGTACGGCCGCAATGCGGTAGGTACACAGAAGATGCCGCTCGGTATCGTTTCCCGTCTTGCACAGACAGCAGCTCCGTCTGATTATCCCGCGACGGCTCGTCCTTGGGTAGATCTGCACTCTACGAACATCGTTTCGCTGTCCGCAGGTCTGACCGGCACAGCTCTTTTCAAGGCGATCACACTTGCAACCGGCAACATGAAAGGCAAGTACAGCCGCGGTGAAAAAGTGTGGGCGATGAACGAGATGACATATACAAAGCTCATGGCAGAGACGATCTCCGTCGATGCTGCGGGCCGTGTTGTGACCGGTGTTGCGGACAGAATGCCCGTCATCGGCGGCATCATCGAAGTGCTTGACTTCATCCCGGACAACACGATCATCGGTGGCTACATGGATCTGTATCTTCTTGCAGAACGTGCGGGATCTGCATTTGCAGAGAGTGAGCACGCTTTCTTCATCCAGGATGCGACAGCATTCAAGGGTACTGCAAGATATGACGGTCAGCCGGTTATTGCAGAAGGCTTCATCGCTATCGGCCTTGAAGGGACAACACCTTCCGCAACAGCGGTATCGTTTGCTCCGGATGAAGCAAACACAGTTTCCGCAATCCTTGTGAACACATACGCTGCAAGCGTTGACGTAGGTGATGAGATCAACCTGATCGCAACAACTCTTCCGGTAGCGGCTCCGGTTACATTCGCATCTAGCGATGCAACAAAAGCAACCGTTTCCGATAAAGGTGTTGTGAAAGGCATCGCATCCGGTAGCGCAACGATCACAGTTACAAGCGGATCTGCAACCGCAACCGTAGCGATCACCGTTACAACCTAATGTATCGCGTGATCATCGGATTCTGCGACAGAGAAGACTTCGGTTTTGAGTATCGCTCCGGGGACGAATATCCTCGGAGCGGTTTTACTCCGACAGATGCGCGAATTGCAGAGCTTTCCTCTGACAAGAACCGCATGAAGACGGCTCTCATCAAGAAAGAAAGCGCAGAGAAGAAGACGCAGAAGACAGGAACAAAGAGATCAGGAGCGAAGAAATGACAGCAAATCAGAAAACGGCAATCCTTGCGATGATGAAGACAGATCTCGGCATCATTAGCCAGACGGCCTATGACGAAAGATTCGGTCAGATCATTGAGTCGAGCGCAAAATCCATCGCGGAAGAAGGCGCGACGCTTGATTTTGACGATGTGGAAGACATGCAGCTTGTTTGCATGTATTCTTCATGGATCTGGAGAAGAAGAGACTCGGGCGATGGAATGCCGCGGATGCTTCGTTATGCGCTCAACAATCGAATCATGCGGGAAAAAGCAAATGGATGACACTTTAAAGCTCATAAGTGAAACATACACAAAAGACGAATACGGTGTGCAAAGAGAAGTACGGACGGAGAGAGAAGTGCTTTGCAAGGTGAACTCGGTCACACAATCCGAGTTTTTCTCATGCAAGCAAGCGGGACTCAATCCGGAATATGTCTTCGATGTTGCACTCGTTGAGTACGGCGGGGAGAAAGTGGTCGAATATCGCGGCAATCTGTACGCGGTATATCGCACATATCTCCAAGTCGGCGAAGACTATATCGAGTTATACGCTGAAAGACAGCGGGGAGTGAGAAAAGGATGAAGATTTTAATCGCGATCCCTTGCATGGACACGGTGGACACGATCTTTGCGAACAGTTTACTCGGACTTGTAAAGCCGGGATACACACAGACGCAATTTCAATCATCGTCCCTTGTATATGATTCTCGAAATCTCCTTGCGGCGGAAGCCGTAAAGGGGAACTTCACTCATGTCTTGTGGCTAGATTCAGATATGTCATTTGAGCCTGATCTTTTAGTGAAGCTAATGAATGCGGTAGACGGCGGAAAAGACATCGTGACCGCGCTTGCGTTTGCAAGACGGCCGCCTTTCACTCCGTGCATTTATCGCACGCTTTCACTGAAAGGATCAGAAGCACATGTGACGCACTACACCGACTATCCGAGAGACAGCATCTTTGAAGTGACAGCTTGCGGGATGGCCGCATGCCTCATGAAGACGGATGTGTTTAGAGAGCTGAATGAAAGCGGCGAATGCCGTCCGTTCTCTCCTATCTATCCGCTCGGCGAAGATCTGTCATTTTGTGTAAGAGCTAAAGAGAAAGGCTTCCGGATCTATTGCGACTCATCGATCAAGGTCGGACATGTCGCAAGGACGATCATCACGGAGCAGAACTATTTGCAATACCAGGCATATGAGAAGATGATGCACGGATGAATATATCAACGCAATTTTCAAACATCATGAATCAATGGACGGACGAAGTCGTTGAGAAGGTTTCGGGTGTTCTTCTGGAAGTCGGCAATGATGCCGCAGACAGATTCAAGACGCTCGGAGACTTCGAGAATCGGACCGGCAAATATAGAAAGTCGTGGAAGGTACAGACGGAAAACAGACGGACGTTTGAGAAAATGACCGTTTACGCATCCGGCGGACAGCACGTTCTGACACATTTGCTTGAATACGGTCACGCAAAGCGCGGCGGCGGTAGGACGAACGCTTTCCCGCATGTCTCAATCAACAATGAGATCGCGGAAGAAGAAGCATACCAGAAGATCATGAAAGTTATTGAGGAGACTTCAAGATGACTTATCAAGCAATAGCGGAGATGATAGAAGGAATCGGCCTTCCGTCCGTATATTATCAATTCAAAGAAGGCGAAGCTCCTTCTTTGCCGTATGTCATTTTTTACTATCCGTCGAGAACGGATTTTCTCGCAGACGATTTGAATTTCCAAAAAATCACGAAGCTCGTTATTGAGTTATACGCGCCGGACAAGGACTTCGGAGCGGAAACTCTTGTGGAGAATATGCTCGAAGCAAACAACCTTGTTTACACGAAGGCGGAAACATATCTCGATGACGAGAAGATGTACATGACACTTTATCAAACGGAGGTATTAGTCAATGGCTAAAGTAAAGTACGGCTTGAAGAGTGCGTATTACGCACCGGCCACAATTTCAGCAGCAGACGGTACTGCAACATACGGAACTCCGGTCCGTCTTCCGGGCGCGGTATCAATCTCACTTGAATCTACGGGAGAGAACACGAAGTTTTATGCTGACGATGTTGCATACTACACGGCACCGGGGGCAGCAGGTTACAGCGGCGATTTAACGCTTGCAATGATCCCTGACTCTTTCCGCAAGGATTGCTTGGGCGAGATCGAAGCGATCGACGGTGTACTCGTTGAAGAAGGCGGAGCATCCCCGAGGGAGTTTGCGCTGCTCTTTGAGTTTACAACGGACGAGAACGCAATTCGTCATGTGATGTACAACTGTACAGCAAAGCGTCCGGCGGTAGCGGGAAACACAAAAGGCGAGACAACGGAAGTTTCGACGGAAGTGTTGACGATCACAGCATCGACCATCCACAACGCAGAACTTCAGAAAGACATCGTCAAGGCGAAAGCAGAAAGCACAGCAACTTGCTATGCTTCCTGGTATACATCAGTATATCAGCCTTAATCAGCACAAACCGATCAGAAATGACGGCAGAAGGAGAGATCCTTCTGCCGTCTATTTGACAATGGGAGCCGAAAATGGAAAAGATCGTAAAAATAGAAGGAAAAGAAATCGGTCTCAAGGTTACAGCCGGGACCGTATGCACTTATAGAGACATCTTCGGAAGAGATCTTCTGAATGATATGAGTCTTTTTGAATCAGAGCTTTTGAAAAATAGAGCTCTATCAACAGATACAGCCGCAATCGCAGAAAAAGCGATCTGGACAATGGCGAAAGAATACGGAGAAGAACACGGAGAAGACATCCCACAGCTCAAAGAGTGGCTAGACGGATTCTCACCGCTTTTCACATATAATGCGTGTGTACATGCAATCAACATGTGGGTTGAAGGCATGAAGACGCTGAATTCCACAAAAAAAAACAAAAAAGAACGACGCGCGAATGGTCTGCTGCGCTTTTTATTTTGCGGACGGTGCAGTTAGGACTTCGCATAAATGATTTATACAAAATTTCAATCGGAACCGTGATGGATCTCTTTGCAGAGTCCTCGAACGATTCCGAGGAATATGATCAGATAGCAACACAAGAAGACATGAATGCTTTCTAGGAGAGAAGACGATGGCAGGAAATAAGATCAGGGGCATCACGATAGAACTCACGGCCGATACAGCCGGGATCATGGACGGACTGAAAGATGTCAATTCAGAGCTTGCGAAGACTCAAAAGAGTTTGAATGATACAAATAGACTCTTGAAACTCGATCCAAACAACGTCACTCTTCTTTCGCAAAAACAAGAATACTTGCAGGATGCGATCCAGAAAGCAAACGAGAAGTTGCAGAAAGAGAAAGAACTTCTCGAAACAATGAAGAACGCTGACAACTCTTCCGAGACGGTCGAGCAACAAAGAGCACTCGAAAGAGCAATCGCAGACACGACAAGAAAACTCGACGGATATCAGTCAGAACTTGATACAACAAAAGAAAAGCTCTCCGGAGTCGCAGATGAGTCCGGAGAAGCCGAGAAGAGCACAAAGAACATGTCCGACACAATCGGACTACTTGCACAGTCGGAAGCATTCTCACGCATCGCAGAAAGCGCGAAAGAAGTGCGCGACATGCTCAATGAGTGCGACGAAGCCGCTGACAAATTCGAATTTTCAATGGCGAAAGTCGAGACACTTGCCAAACAAGGAAACGGACTGTCAGCCTGGGCGGATAAAATCAAAGCAAACGCACAAAACGTCGGTGTGTATGCGGATGAAATGGCGGAAGCGGTATATCAGGCTCTTTCCGCAGGTGTAAGCTCCGAGAACGCGATTGAGTTTGCTGATAAAGCGTCAAAACTTGCAATCGGCGGATTTACGGATACAGCAACGGCCGTAGACATTACGACAACGGCGATAAATGCTTACGGCTTAAAAATGGAAGATGCAGAGCATGTCATGGACAACCTTGTCACGACGCAGAATCTCGGCAAAACAACCGTTGCAGAGCTTGCATCTTCGATGGGTAAGGTTATACCGACAGCTTCCGCCTACGGAGTATCGCTTGATCAATTAAATACAGCTTATGCAGAGCTGACAGCGAAAGGCATAGCGACGAAACTTGCCACAACAGATCTGAACGGAATGTTCAAAGAACTCGGAGATGACGGTTCAACGGTGGCACAAACGCTCAAAGAGAAAACCGGAAAGAGCTTCAAAGAACTAATGGACTCGGGAAAGAGTCTCGGAGACGTTCTCAATATTCTTTGGAAAGCCGCAGACAAAGACTCCGCCGCTTTCATGGGTATGTGGGGACAGTCAACAGCCGCAACAGCCGCATTTAACATCGCGGCAGACGGCGGTGAAAAATTCAATGAAGTGCTTGGCGAGATGCAGACGAATGCCGGAGCAACGGCCGTCAACTTTGAAACGATGGCAGAGACCGGAGAAATGGCCGGAAAACGCTTCGAATCTGCGGCGAACAACTTCAAGATTGCGATTGGCGAAGCAATGGGGCCGGTCCTTGATACGTTGGAAAGCTCCGGGACAGAAGCTCTCAAGATCATGACAGACTTCGTCAAAGAGAATCCTGCTTTTGTTGCGGCGGTCA